CATATGCTATTGCATCTGGATTGATATATGTTCCTTCATAAGCTATTGGACCTAAGAAGTCACCAATGAAGTTACCGGTAAAATCACCAATAAAGTTACCAGTAAAATCTCCAACATAAGTACCGACAAAGTCTCCAGTATATGTAATTGGACCTAAGAAGTCACCAACGAAGTTACCTACAAAGTCTCCAGTATAATCTCCAACAAAGTCTGATGTAGAATTTTGTGTTGAGTTTAATGTTGAATCTAAAGCAGGATCATCGGGATTTGTATAATCTGATGTATATACACCTTCAAAATCTCCAACAAAGTCTCCTACGAAATCACCAATATAGTTACCGGTGAAGGTTGTTTCATATGTCGTTTCATATACAATACCTTCAAAGTCTGTTGTATAATCTGCATCAGCTGTTGTTTTTCTTGTGTCAACTGCTGTACCTCTTGCTTGCCAAGTTCCTGTGTTTGTTGGTGCACCATCAGCAGAAGATTTTAATAAGTATCTTCCGATTTTCAAATCATTCGCAGAATCTTGTGACATGATTCTCGTTTTTGCTCTTTGACCAAAAGTATATTTGATTTGACGATCTGTCATTTCTTGTATACCTTGATAGTCACCTGTCTTACCTGCAGAACGTCTAATTGCTACAGATCGAACAGCTGAAGGAGGTGTTCCTAAACTAAATGCATTTCTTATATAAAGATTGTAGTTTGTTACTGTTCCAGATGTTTGAGTATCTGTAAATACATTTGATGAATAAAGAGTGTAATCACTATCTGGAACTGAAGATCCTAGTTTAAAAGCACCGGGATATTGATAAGCCATGATTCTAGAAACAAGATCATCTGTAAGTGTATCAACCTCAGAACTAATTTGTTCTGACAAATCACTGTCTCCAGCTATACCTTGTTTAAGAGGAGAACGTACATCTGAGTCTGCTTCTGAAGCAGTTCCTTTTGTTTGATATAAATCATATGCAGTACTTCCAATTGTAAGAGAAGAACCTGGATGAGCTCCTACTGCTTGATTATAAAACGTATCAGCAAATCCACCAATTCTTGTATTTGTAGAAGAGTCAACAAAAATTTTACATAACGCAGAAGGTTGACTAGAATCTATCTCAGCTAAAAGTAAACTACCTTGATAAGCAAGATAATTTAATCCATCTGAATCAAATTCTCTTAAATCTTTTGTATTGACTAATTTTAATGGTGTTGCCATATCATTATTTATACTATGCTACACGAACATAAAGTGTGTAAGTTTCAATGGTTTCAGATGAAGATTGAATTGTTTCTCCTAAGTAGTTACCTGTAAAGTCACCAGTATATGTTCCAACGAAATCTCCTGTAAATGTGCCAACATAATTACCAGCATAGTTTGTTGTTGATGCTCTAGTTGAATTTGTAGTAGAGTTTCTTGTTGAATCTCTTGTAAAGTTTTCATCTTGGTTTCTAGTGAAGTCTTGAGGTCCTAAATAGTTTCCAACGAAATCACCAATATAATTACCAGTAAAATCTCCAGTAAAACTTTGAGGACCTAAATAATCTCCAATAAATCCTGCAATAGAATTTCGAGTATAATTTGTTGTAAAGTTTCCTTCTGGTCCTAAGAAGTCACCTATATAATTACCAGTAAAAATTTGCTGAATTGGTGATTCAGATGTATAACCAGTATAGGTACCAAAATAAGTTGTAGTGTAATTTGTTGGAGGTCCTACAAAGTCTCCAGTAAAGTCACCAGTATATCCTATAGTACTGTTTCTCGTATAATTTATAGCATCTAAATTTGTTGAACTACGTGTTGAATTACGAGTACTATCTCTTGTACTATTTCGTGTATAATCAATTGCATTGTCTCCAACGAAGTTACCAATGTATGTACCAACGAAATCACCGGTGAAGTTACCAGTAAAATCTCCTAAGAAATCACCAATATAGTTTCCTTCGTAGTCACTAATGTAATCTGTTTCATATACAGATGTAAAGTTTTCGTCTTGATTTCGAGTGCTATTACGTGTATAATCAATATCTGATGTTGTCTTTTTCGTATCTGTTGCAGTACCTCTTGCTGACCACGTACCAGCTAATGTAGGTGCACCTTGTGCTGAAGATCTCAATTGATAATTACCAATGTTACCTGATGAATCCATCATGTAATACTTCATATGATTTCCGAGAGTGTATACACACTGATCACTATCCATTGCTTGTAATCCTTGGAAAGTACCAGTGTAACCACCAGATCTCTTGATCGCCATTGGATTTACTTTTGTAGGTTCTGATACTCCAGATGTTCTCTTGTAAATGCTATAATTTACAGTTGTACCATCTGTTTGTGTATCTGAAAACACATTTGATAAGTGTACAGTATAACCAGCTGGAGCAGATGAACCTAATCTAAATGAACCTAAATATTCATTTACCATCGCATGACCAGCTAATCTTTTTGATAGTTCATAAAATTCAACCGATGACATCTCACCTATATCTGAATTTGATTCTACATTTAATGGTGTTCTAAAGTCTGCATCTGCTGAATCTAAGTCACTACCATTTCTTTGATATAAAGTAGTAACTGTTGAACCAGTAGATAGTGCTGAACCTGGATGAGTTCCTACTGCTTCGTTGAAGAAGGTATCTGTAAATGAACCAACAGTGTTACCTGATAGAGTCGATAATTGATATGGAGCTGTAGAATCGTCCATCATCAAGCGAAGACTTGCCTGATAAGCTAGCCAATGCTCTTCATCACGAGTGAATCTTTGTATGTCCCCGTCTGCTTGATGTTTAAGTGGGTAACGATTAGCCATACCACTCTATCCTATGATGCTGGGTTTAATAACGTTCCTGCACTGTCGTATACGTTAATTACTCTTGCGTTAAGTATATTTTTATCGCTGTCTAATAAATCTATTTGTGTATGTAATTCATTGATCGCAGCACCGTGTGTTTGTGCTGTCGTATCAAGTGCAATCGATGTAATTGTACCAGCAAATGTTACGTTTGCTCCACTAAAAGTAGCTGCAGTTGTTGCACCTGATTTAATAATCAAATTACCTGCAGTATTTGTTAAACTACCAAATTGCGTTCCATCGTCTTTTAATACAACGTCTCCACCACCTGCATCTAAATTAATATCTGCAGCTGCATCAACAGTAAAAGCTCCTGATGTAAGTACTGATAAAGCACCTGTTACACTCATACTTGGAGGTGAACCTGCTATATTGAAAGCTATAACATCAGCACCACCGTATTGGAATTTAATATTACCACCATCAGCATCGATGAATATATCATCTGAAGCATCAAGTGTAATATCAGTAGAAGTTACAACCAGATTAGTTGAACTATTTTGTAATGTACCAAAGCTAGCTGAATCATCTCGAAGTGTGATTATACCACCACTTGCATCAAGAGTAATATTACTAGCATCGTTGACATATAATCCAGTTGACTTAATCTGATTTGCCGATGCATCAAATACTGCATCTATTTCATTAATAGCTCCTACTAAATCTGAATCTATATCTGTAGTAAGTGCAGCACTATCACCAGCAAACTTAGAAGTAACATTATATTTCCTTCTAAAATCTAGTAAGTTATCATCTAAATTTACTACCTTATATGCCATTTTTCTCGTCCAGTAATCTTAAGATTAAATCGTTAATTTTATTTATTCCGTCCTCAACTTTTTCAAGTCGATTAATTAATTGTTTCTCTTCTTCTGCTTTTTTCAATCTCAACTCTTTCCTTTGTCGAGCTTGATAAGCTTCATTATCATTTAAATTCAAAATTGCACCAGTATTTTTATCTCGTGCTAAATATTTATTTCCTTCTACACTTACTAATTTCATTAATCAATCATCGCTATAGTTCTAAAGTCTCTAATCTTAGGAGGTCGAGCTTGATTTATTGATCTCATTACAATTTTAAATTGTACTTGTGTAAATGGAGTTAATACACCATTTTGACCACCAGCAAGATATTCATATTCTCTAAAGATTCTAGGATTATCATCTGGTGCTGGTGTAGAAAGAGGCGATAACAAAGTCCAGTCTGTTTGATTGAGACGAGTATCTTCACCACCAGTTCTATAATATAAATCTATGCTCGATCCAGAAGGTCTATTAACTGCTATAAATGTTTTAAATCCAACTGAAGCTTGAGCTAATCTCAATACTTTTGTAATATGTTTAGCTGCAGCAGATCCGCCGATTGCAGTTGTTTCAGCTACACCGTAAATAGATCCTGGATGACCATTTGAAGATGTATCAGATATTCTATCTGTCGTTGTAAGAATATGACATCTTTGAAGATCTAATATCGGAGAAACATAATTTGTTGGAGTTGACATTTTAAATGAAACATCAACAGAGTGGAATCCACCTAATCCAGAAGCACTATCTCCTGATACAGCAAGATCTTCTCTATGTTTCTTGTTACCAATCATTTTCATTTCGCCAAATATGTTTTTAACACCCGGTCTTATAACTTTCCAGTTTGCATCTTTATTCATTCTTACTTCTCTGTTTACCAGTGATCTTCCACTCGTAAACTTAGCTCTTGTTGATACGCTTACTGTAGAAGTTGGTGATAAGTGAGATAAATTAATTGTTGCAGCATTAAAGTGAATGTTTCTACCTGTAATTTTTGGTGCACTTGAACCAGTACCACCGGTATATGTAGTTGCAGATGCACTACTATCGGCAGTAAAAGTAAATCCTGTTTCATCCCATCTATTTACTGTTTTACCAGTCATAAGAGAAGATCCTAATAGACCTCCATATCTTGTTCCAGGAGTTAAGTTACTGAGTGTAAACACGTCTCCAGAATCCATTCCATGATTAGGTAGATTTACGAAAACTTCTGTACTTCCAGATGTTGTATGTAGAGGATTATTTACTAATTGATAAGGATAGTCGCTGTCTTCAAATGTAGTACTATTATATAGTCTTACATCTCCAGTTGTCTTACTGAAACTACATCTGTAAAGTTTCATCATTAAATCTTTAGTCTGATCTGGTTCCCAAGTTATACCGTTAGATGATTTAAATAAAGAACCATCACTTAATTGAGTTGTGATTCTCTTCGATGTAGAACCTAATTCAAATTGTCCAACTTCACCGACATATACATTGTATTTGCTTGTATTTGCAGCAAGTGTAACTGCGTACCACTGTTGAGGTAGCAAATATAATGGCTCATCAAAAGTAAATGTTGTAGGAGTAGCAAGTACACCAGCAACAGTTTGTGTGCCAACTACGTTAATCTGTGAAGCATTCAAATATTTTTTAGCTAAAATCATATTTGATGGCATTCCATTGACTAATGGTCTTATCTCCATAGTTACACCTTGATTTGTATCAGTGTCTTTGCTTTGGAAATAAACATCAACTTTTCTTAAGAAAATTCCTTCTTCGTTATCTACATAGAACGATTGAGCAAGAGGATCTCTAGGTTGTTGTCTTAAATAATCATTACCAAAGAATTTTTTAGATAATCCAGTAAAAGTAGCAATACCTGTTATTTCTTTATAAAGAGCTAAACTAGAAGTCGGAGCAGTGCCATCTACTGCTCCAGGTGCACCGACGTCACCAACTGAAGGTGCATCGTTTCCTCCACCTGTTCCTCCACCAGTAGATTCATTTGCAGCTGGTCTTGTGGAAATGTAAGCATCACGATAATCTACAACTGTACCACCAACATTGAACCATGCATATGCAGTTGCAGTTGCATCTTCATCGCTGCCGTTACTTATATCTAAAAGTTTGAATGTTTTGTTTTCAGATGCACCATTAATTTTGTGTGTTTTACCTTGTACAAAGAACGAACCTTCTATAACACCGTTGGTATCTGAAATAAGATTACTGCTTCCTTCTGGATGACTAGTTGCGTTTACATAAGAGTTAGAATAATCAACATCATAGTTTCCTATATTTTGATATGTCTCTTCTCGAACCCAATTAGCAACGGATTTGCCATCAAAGTAAGCAAAATATCTGGTGTTAGGTCTTAAGTTTTCTGCTTTAAAGAAAATCTTAATAGGTCTCATGTATTGAACAAATGCAACGAATACAACTTCTTTTCCTAAAAACTCTTTAATATATTCTGAAGACGCTGCAGATCCACTCGTTCCTTGATCTTGTTCTTGTCTTTGAAGCGCTCTGCCTCTTGCAGTTTCTCCACCATCACCCCAACGATCAGCAACATTAACTGGATCGTCAAAATCATAATATTCCTCATCAGTAGAAGTATTAAGTGTAGAACCACCTGTAGGATCTATTTCTTCTCGATCTGTACCAGCCCAAAAATACTGTTCACCATTGTATAAGAAAGATTGTTCTGTATCAAGTTTAGTTCCGTCTGGAAAATATTTATCTGGTACTTTATCTCTAAATTCATACCAGAAATCTGAAGTAGGTGATAATGTGATATCACCAGACTGAGATACTAAATCAAATGGATTGACATTTTCTGTACCAGAACATATGTCATTACTTTTCCATTCAGCATCTGAATAACTTAATGTTACTAAGTCACCTGTTCTTGTTACGTTTGCAGAAGAATCTGAGTTAAAAAATAATTTAATTACGTTCTGATCAAACTGTGGTCTAAGTATTTTGTTTCGAATGTCTATTGAAGCTTTATAATCCGGATTTATCCTGCCGTTTGCATCTCTTGTTTGAGAGAATGATTGTGTGCTGAAATTATCTACAATGAATCCTGCTTTTGTTCGAACATTACCAGAACTATCAAGTACACTTAAATTTTTTGTATCTAGTTCCAATAGTGATAACGTAGTAAGTTCTTCAAGTCTATCGAGTCTCTTATCCATTCGAGATATATCTGCCATAGTATATCTTTTTGCTTCAATAGCAGAAATAGAAAGATCTGATTCAGCCAATGTGTTAGCATTTAATGCAATATTATATAGAGGTAATGCGTCAGGTGGAACAGTCGGTTTCTTAGGAACAAAATCTGGTTCACCTTGAATATTCATTAATGTACCATTTTTGTCAATGACCAATGTATCTTTTCTAGGAAGATACGTAGTAACATCTGCCACAATTGTAGCATCAGCTTTAGGTAAAGGATTAACATCAGTGAATGATGAACTCTTAACTATACCTTGTTTTGTTGGTCTGAAATCTAATACGTTTCTTAAATCAACTTTACCTAAATTATCTGAATAATAGAAAGGTATATTTGTATAATTTAATCCATCATACGAATTGACTGAATAGAAGTCACCAGAACCATGTGAAAAATATCTAAATTGGCAATATGTTTTTGATGGTTTGCTTAATCCAGATTTAAGAATAAGTCTTGCGTTTTGATAGTAGTTATCTCTTTGACCATTATCAACAATAAAACTATTTGAAATATCTACTCCATCACCACCTGCACTATCTGCTTTATTTTGAATCACAAGTACATCATACAAATCTGCTTGACCTAAATCTAAATATGAGATTCCATCTGAATCTACATAATCAGCAGAAGCAGTAGAAGTTTTTGTAGTTGTGGTGAGTGTTTTAGTTCTTGGTGTAATTGTATTTGATACGTAATATAATAACGTATAAGCTGCATTTGCAGTAAGCCCACCAATTGTAACTGATGTAGCAGAAGATGATACGATTGTAGGAGCTACTAATAAACCAGCTGAAGTAGCAATCCATGCACTAGTATTTGTCAAAGCAGAAGGAGAAGATACTGTAATTGTTGCTTGACCTGAACCATTTGCAGTTCCAGTTGTTCTTCTTTGTTCTGCCATCGTAAGATCAGAAAGTTCTTTCGGTCTAGACTTAGGTAAAGTAAAGAATACATTGTTATCTTTTGTTTCTTTTAAAATTGCTTTTGAAACGCTACCGATTGTTTCTAAGCTAATAGTCAATCGATCACGTGCACTATCTCCAACCTGCAAATGTTTAGCATCTAACTCGAAGTTTTTTCCAGAGTTCATTTTCGTATCAAAAATGTATGCTCTATAATCAGAACTAGAAGCATCTTCGTCTAAAGCTCTTATTCTTGTTGTACCTACAACAGATTTAGAATTATCTAAAATATTTGCTGAAGCTAATGTTAAGATATTTGGAACGCCAAGATTTAATGCAGCGGCAGAACTATCGTTTACAAGAAGATAGTTACCATAAATTGAAGGTATGTTTACATTACTTTCTGTAGTATATGTTTGTGGTTTAGCTATAGGAATTTTACGCTGCTCTTTTATAGCAGCTCTATAACCATAAACATATGCCACACCTGGACTTACAAGCAAATCTAAGTAATTAGAGCTTGAATCGTTTGTTTCGTACTTTGCAATAAATGGTTTAGTTATATAGTTTCCTGATTCTTCGTAAGTTCTTTTTGCAATTAAATCATTAATTTTATTGTAATTATCAGTTGCATTTACTTGTGAAACAATTTTAGAATTTCTTACAGTACAATAATGAATGTAATCTTCGGTTGAAAGAACATTTCCTTTATCAATTAGAGTTAATCTTATTCTATACCTATCTGCACCAGGTGCTGAAGTATTAGGAGTTGCACCTTGATTATCATAAAGAGCATTGTTATCTGTAGCAGTTACAATGTCTTGTACAACTTTAAATCCAACATCACCACTAAATGAATTTGAGTAGTAACTTAAAATGAGTGATTGTGCAGATGAATATACGAAGTGACCCTGTACAAAGAATGCACCTTCGCCAAATGAAATACGAGTACCAAAACCAGTTGCAGTTGATGAAATAGATTTAATGTCACCTACAGATGCATTTTCGAGTGTTTCGTTATCTGCGGCTTTTATATATGTTCCATTCGTGTCTCCACCAATATACTTAACATAAATTGTGTCGACATCTCCTGTTTGAGCTGCAGTATAATATTCTAAAATTCTGAATTTAATACCAGACGTTGCACCTGTGTATATTGCATCAATTAAAGAAGTTGTACTAGAAGGTAAAGCTAAACCCCCAGCATCAACATCAGTGTTTAGTTTGATGTAATCATACTTATTATTAATCTTAATTGTTGAACCAGATACACAAGCACCTTCTTTAAATATATTTTTACCGAATCTCTCAATCTCTTTATTGATAATTGTTTGAGATTGTGTTAGTTCTCTTGCCTGTAGAGCTCTACCAGCATTAAACAATATTCGATAATAAGCATCACTATCGCTGTAGTCATCTTTATATGTTGATGAGAATATTGATGAGTTAAATGATGTTGCCATATCTTATCCTAAATTGTAATTACTATCTTCAAATCTTCTGTTTGAGTAGATGATCTTGTTACTGCTGCTCTGTTATCTATATAAAGAACATCACCTGTCATGTGATCAACTCCTCGAGCTGCAGCTGAATCTCCTAATTGAATAACGGTAGCAGATCCACCACCAGGACTACTTGTAATCGCTGATGAATCAAATGCAATAAATCCAGTTGTTTCTGTTTGATGATAGTAAATATAAGTAGCGTCAGAAGAATCAACATAAGCCTTTGCACCAGTAGCAGCCTGAGTAATTGTATCATCATTATCAAACTGATCGTTTGAACCAGTAACTGTTAATCTTCTTAAAGCACTTCCTGATGAAGCAGTAAAATAATCTCTTGCACTATCATAAGCGTGTTTTAATGGATTCTTAATCAAAAGAACTTGTCTAAAATCATTGAGAGGAAATGTTCCTGTTTCAGTACCTGAAGGTTGTGTATTAAACATGATTGAACTTGATTTAAAATCTTGTCTAGGATCTGCACCAACTCCACCAGCAGGACCAATAATAGGTCTTGCAACAGCAGGTTTAGTTACACCGCTTGAGTCTGCAATCGATATACTTGCGTATGTATATCCTGAGCCCATAACACCATCTGAATCAAATTCTATTTTCTTAATTACACCACCACTGATTGTTGCATGTGCTTGTGCAGAAGTTCCGTTTCCATAAATTGTAACGGCAGGTGCATTTGTATAACCAGCACCACCAGAATCTAATTCAATATTAAGTATAGCACCATCAACCGCTGCTTGCTGTATATTCCATTGTTGTAATTGAGCAGCAGACAGAGTTGGATCACCAGCAGAATCTGCGTCAACAAATTCTACAGGCATATAATTAGCAGCTAAATATTTGTTTGCATTTGTAGCATCAATTGTATACATGAATTTCCAAATGTAACCATCAGCAGTATTAAATGCGCTTGTTGCAGTTCCAGTTGGTTTTACAGTTGAAGCTTGTGCTTCACCTGAAGAGTTCTTTGCTCTTTGCAAACAAATATAAACGTTATTTTCGTCAGTAAGAACATAATATGCATTTGTAGGATAACCAGTTACGTTATCATCATATGCACTGTAAGTTGTACCTGTTGACCAGTTATATCTCGGAACAACAAATTTATAATCGGTAACAGACTTGACAGCTTGTAATCCATATTGAGCTAATCTTACTGTTCTTGGATTAAGTGTCGGAGTACTCGCTGAGTCATTTGCATTCCAATCTTCTGATCTACCGATACCAGCGTATATGTAATTATATTGAAAGTTTTTTGCAATATATGGATAATCTGTACCCCATTCATATGCACCAGCAGAGTCAGCTAATTGAAATGTTGTAGCAGTTGCACTATCATTTTTGATGACATATTGCTGACCAACATCATTAAACAGTTTTTCTGCTTGTTGAAATTTTAATTTATTACTAACTACTGCTGCCATTTTTTATTCCTATGCTATTGTTACTTCGCCTTGGTTGCCAACTAAGTACCAGTTGTTTCCTTCCCATATAACTGTGCACCCATCATATTGTGCTAGTGCAAAAGAAGTTCCCTGAGCAAAGTTACTAGGTGTTACTGTCATTGCTCCTGCACCTTTGTTAATGAAGTATTTCATTTCTCCAGTTGTTGTACCATCTCCAAGAGATACTGCTAAAGCTCCACCACTATTACCTATAATGAAACTCTTACTTGTAGAAGCAGTTCCTGGAGACGAAGTAATTTCTTGATGATCAACTGCAAGTTTACCAACTTCAACTGAACCAGTGCCTTTCGCATTTATATTTATATTAACATTCGTATCCGTACCAGTTGCTGATAATGTCGGACCATTGCCTGTTGCAGCATTTGCTACAGTAAATTCGTTGACTGCAGAACCGGTTGCTGTTACCTTAATTAATTCGTTTCCACTTGTATCATTAATTGATGTATTAATTTTAGCTGATGTTAACGTTTTATTTGTAAGTGTTTGACCATGTCCTTCAAATACAAATGTATCACCACCAGTTAAAAGTGGTAATGTAACTGTTCTATCAGCTGCAAGTTCACTGACCGCAAATACATATTGATGATCAGCAGATGTATCGTTTATCTGAGGAGT